GATAGAATTGATGCCTTAAATAAAGAAATTAAGAAAGACAAGTTTAACCGTAGCATTCTATTGAATGAGACTAAGAAGATGGTGGAGGGCGAAGAGTGAATACAGAAGCAACACTAATCTCTGCTGTGTGCAAGAACAAAGATATTAGCACACTGCTGGCAGACAATGTAGATGAGCTTTTTACATCACATAGAGATATTTGGGAAAGCCTAAAGTCATACTACTATAAGTTTAAAGCAGTTCCTGAAGCGGGAGTTCTTATGGAACGCCACAAAGATTTTGAGCCAGTAGAGGCCAAGGCAGAAACTGGGTACTACTTAGACATTTTGAAGAATGAGTTTATCTCAAATAAACTTAAGACAATTATTATGCGTGGAGGATCTGCTCTTAAAGAAGATGCAGCATCTAGAGTTCTTGCACAAATGCAAAGTGATCTTGCTGGACTAAGCCGATATACAAACAATGTAAGAGACTTAGACATTATTGATGTTGAAAATGCTGCACGACATTATCAGGCAGTCAAAGAGCGTTCATCTGTAATGGGCGGAGCTCCAGGTATTCTAACTGGCTTTGAAGCAATTGATAAAGCCTACCCAACTGGTATGGCACCAGGACATTTAATTGTTGCAATTGGTTGGCCAGGTAAAGGTAAGACTTGGTTCACTGCTTATCTAGCGTGTAAGGCCTGGGAGCAAGGTTTTAAGCCGATGATTGTTTCTCTTGAAATGTCTCCAGAAAATATGCGTGACCGTATCTTTACAATGCTCGGCTCTGGAATATTTCGTGCAAGTGATTTGTCAAAGGGTGATATTAACATTGACGATTTCCGCAACTGGGGAAATAAAAAGTTTGAGGGAAAGAATAGCTTTGTTCTAATCTCAAATGAAGGTGCATCAGAAGTTACTCCTGCAACCATTCAAGGCAAGATAGATCAGCATAAGCCAGACTTAGTTATCTTAGATTACCACCAGCTATTCAATGACAACAAGCGTTCTAACTCTGAAGTAGAAAGAAATAGAAATGTTTCTCGTGAGTTTAAAATGCTTGCGGTATCAAACAATATCCCTATTATTGATATTACTGCTGCAACAGCAGATGATATATCTGATCAGGATAATCCGCCAATGATGAGCCAAGTTGCTTGGTCTAAGGCAATTGAGTATGATGCTGATATGGCTTTAGCCGTTCACAGATACCCACAAACTAATATGATTGAAATTGTCTCTCGTAAGAATAGACATGGTCATGATTTTAATTTTTACCTAGACTGGGATATCAACCGTGGTATCGTCAAGGAAATTTATGAGAATCCATTCCAAAAAGATGAACCACAAACAGATAAAAAGATTTCAAGTAAGGGTTGAGTTCGCTGATGACTCTGGTATACCTAGATTAAAATACCAGTACGAAAGCATGCTTACTCACGACATGAGGAGCAAGGGCTATGCAAGAGTACTTGACATAGATACTAACTTTTCGGTACAATTTGACGGACAAACGTGGGTGTTCTTAATGACACTTTACGGAGTATATATAGGAAAGAAGCAAGCATGGCTATCAGAGGGCATAACGCAAGGAAAGTTAATTCCACGCAGTATGCGCCAAACCATATCAAGTCTATAATTAAAAATCTAGGCTTAGATATTGTGGCAGAACCAGGTAATGAGGTTATGTTTTACTGCCCATTTCATTCTAATAGACATACGGCAAGCTGCTGCATAAACAAATCTACAGGGGTTTGGCTATGCTTTAATCCATCATGCGGAGAGTCTGGAACATTAGTAGAACTAGTAAGACGTGTATTGCACAAGAATGATTTTGAAGCCATTAGATTTATAGGGGCTCAAGAAAAAGAAGCTCTAGATAATTTTGATGAGATCATGGCTGGTATATTAGAAGACAAGCCAGACTTTGAAGAGTTCTCAGAAGAGACACTAAAGGGTTTATATAATGGATTAGTTAATTCTGAAAAGGCTAAAGATTATTTTAAATCAAGAGGAATAGAGATGTCTTCAATGACACACTTCTCTTTAGGGTATTCTGAAAAGCAGAACATGGTTACTGTTCCAGTTCATAGCCCTGATGGTATTCCTATCGGAGTTGTAGGAAGATCAATTGAAGGTAAGTCTTTTAAAAATAGTACAAACCTTCCTAAGAGCAAAACATTATTTAATGTGCATCGTGCCAAAAGAATTGGTAGTCAGGTTATAGTTGTGGAGTCTAGCTTTGATGCAATCCGAGTGCATCAAGCTGGGTTTCCTAATGTTGTTGCCACACTTGGAGGATTCTTATCAACAGAGCAGCACGGAATATTAAATAGATATTTTAATAAAATAATTGTAATGACAGACGCAGATTTGGCTGGCAGGGAATTAGGCCTGAGCATAGCCAATAGATTAAAAAATAAGGACCTCTTGTGGGCTTCGTATGAATATGGTAAGATATACCCACATGATGCAAAAGATGCAGGCGATATGACCGATGAGGAAATTAAAGCTTGTATTGTAAACGCAGTATCTGATATAGAATACAGATCCTGGGCTTAATGCTATAATAGTAATACAGATGGATTTATACCATCAACTACATACAAGGAGAACAATATGGGAATCGTTAAAGGTTTAAAAGGATTAAATCAAGTGATGGACAAGCCGCAAGCTTCAAGCGGTGATGGAACAAAAGGTCGCTGGGTAAAGCTAGAAGATGGCGAGAGCGTTAAGATTCGCTTTTTACAAGAACTAGATCCAGATTCACCAACATACAATGAAAAGTTAGGTCTAGGATTTATTGCTGTAGAGCATACCAATCCAAAAGATTATCGTCGCAAGGCTCTATGCTCAATGGATGATCAGGGCAAGTGCTATGGTTGCGAACAACACCGTAAGGACTATAAGGCAGGATGGAAGGGTCGTTCACGACTTTACATTAATGTTCTTGTTGACGACGGCAAGGAAGATCCATACGTTGGGATCCTTTCACAAGGTTCAAGCGGAAAGACAGTTACTCCTACTCTTATTGAGTATGCAGGCGAAATGGGAAGCATTAGTAATTTAATGTGGCGAATTAAACGAACTGGCACAAAGACAGATACAAGTTATACAATCATTCCACTTGCTAAGGATGAAACACTATTTGATTCAAGTTCTCTTGAGCTTTTCAAGCTTGAAGAGACAGCCGTACGTGATATGCCATACACGGAGCAAGAGTCATTCTTTGCTGGTGAAAATGGTCACGGCGAAGAGTCTTCTGCTTCTAGCAGCGTAGACTGGTAACAGGTTAAAAAGGCGGAGAATTAAGTTGAACTTTACACATTTGCATGTGCATTCTTTCTATTCATTAATGGATGGGCTTAATTCTCCTGCCGAACTTGTTAGAGCGGCAAAAGAAGCTGGTCAAACAACAATTGCAATAACAGATCACGGAACATTATCTTCACACCGTGAAATGCAAATTGCATGTAAGGATCAAGGCATTAAGCCTATCCTTGGAGTAGAAGCGTACATATCACCAACAGATAGATTTGATCGCTCCTCTAAAACAGATAAATCAATTCAGGCTTACAACCATATTATTCTACTTGCCAAAAACAAAAAAGGCTTAGAAAACATTAACACATTACAGGAACTGGCTTGGAACGAAGGGTTCTACCATAAGCCACGTATCGATAGGGAGATTTTAAATGATTATAGCGAAGGTATTATCGTTCTCAGCGGATGTCTTAATGGACTCATTAGTAAGGCTATCGATAAAGGTAACATGGAGGAAGCTAAACTTCTTCTCAAGGGCTTTAGTAAAACTTTCGGACAAGATTTTTACGTGGAAGTGCAATCACATAACCCTATGGAGATCAACTCTGCCCTTTTAAATTTAGCAGATGAACTAGGAATTAAAGCGGTGGCAACAGGAGATGCTCACTTTGCTAAAGAAGAAGACCGTGTATTAGAAGAGGCAATGCTCATATTATCAACATCCCCTAAGATGGATAAGGATGCTGACTTTGATATGTCTAGGAATATCAAGGACATTAATGATAGATTAAACTATCTATATCCAGATAGAAGAATTTCCTTCCAGAACTACAACTTATTTATACAGACTCGTGAAGAAATTCAGGCTGATTTTGTCAAGGCTGGTATTACCAGAACAGATATTTACGAGAATACAATGGAAATTGCCAACAAGGTGGGCGAATATGACTTTAATCAGGGCCTAGACCTCCTGCCAGTCCCGAAGACCGATGCCGATGAAAGACTAAGGGAACTGTCTGAAAAGGGCTTGGAACGGCTCCAGAAGGCTTCAGATGATATTTATAAGGCTCGTCTAGAGGAAGAGCTTGGGGTTATTGCCTCAAAGAATTTTGCCTCCTATTTCTTGGTTGTAGCGGATATGATTAACTGGGCTAAAGATAATGATATTAGAGTTGGCCCAGGACGTGGCTCTGCAGCAGGCTCACTGGTCTGCTACGCCCTAGGAATTACAGATGTAGATCCAATTAAATATGATCTTCTGTTCTTCCGATTTATTAATCCTGAGCGTAATGACTTCCCTGATATTGATACGGACTTTGAAGACCGCCGCCGTAAAGAAGTTAAAGATTATTTAAAGAAAAAGTTTAAGCACGTAGCCTCTATCTCAACATATACTTATTTTAAGGATAAGGGTGTTGTGCGTGATGCTGCTCGTGTGTTTATGGTTCCACTTCAAGAAGTAAACCGTGCACTAAAACCAGTAGATACATTTGAAGATTTTATTGATTCTCCAAATACAAAAGAATTTAGAACACGATACCCAGAAGTTGTTTGGCTAGCAGAAAGATTACGTGGCCGTATTCGTTCTGTTGGAGTACATGCCGCTGGTGTTGTTGTTGCTAAAGATGATATCAGAAAATATGCTCCTGTTGAATCTCGTGAAGATGCACAGGATAAAGTGTCGGGAAGAATTCCAGTTGTTGCATACGACATGGATACGGTTGCGGATATAGGTCTTATTAAACTAGATGCACTAGGACTTAAGACTTTATCTGTAATGTCAGACACAATCAAATCAATTAAAGGTAGAACTGGCAAAGATATAAATCTATCAGATCTTCCACTAGATGATCCTAAAGTTTATAAGATGCTAAGCGATGGATATACTAAGGGTGTATTTCAAGCTGAAGCAACACCTTATACAAATCTTCTTATTAAAATGGGTGTAGATAAGTTTGAAGACCTAGCTGCATCAAATGCCTTGGTTCGTCCAGGCGCAATGAATACTGTGGGTGCTTCTTATATTAAGCGTAAGCACGGGGATGAAGCAGTGCAATTTATTCATCCAATCATGAAGCCGTTTACAGAAAATACATACGGTGTTATTATTTATCAAGAGCAGGTTATGCAAGCCTGTGTACACTTAGGTGGAATGACTTGGTCAGAAGCTGACAAGGTTCGTAAAATTATCGGAAAGAAGAAAGATGCAAAAGAATTCGACCAGTTCAAGGATCGCTTTATTGATGGCGCTTCAAAACACATTTCTAAGAAGCAAGCCGAAAGTCTCTGGCATACTTTTGAGGCTCACGCTGGGTATTCTTTTAATCGTTCCCATGCTGTTGCTTATTCTATGCTGTCTTATTATGCTGCTTGGCTTAAGACTTATTATCCTCTTGAATTCATGTTTTCGATTCTTAAAAACGAAAATGATAAAGATGCGAGAACGGAATACTTAATTGAGTCTAAGCGACTAGGACTTCGTGTTTCTCTTCCACACATTAACGAATCAGATATTTATTTTTCTTTGCAGAAAGATAGAATTGTTTTTGGATTAGCTGAAGTTAAATTTATTTCAGATAGTATTGCTAATAAGATTATTGATCAGAGACCATTTAAAGATTACGCCGACTTTATTGATAAGGCATCAAAGAAGGGTAGCGGTATCAACAGCCGTGCAATTGCAGCATTGAATTCAATTGGTGGGGCGGCATTTGAAGATAACCCAAGAAGCGGTAATGAAAAAGACAATTATTACGAATACTTAGGCATACCTACATTTAATCTAGAAGGCATTCCTCCACGCATTAAAGCCCAAGCAAGACCAATTGAAGACTTTGAAGACCTTGGCTCATTTGTAATGTTTGGAATGGTTAAGTCTATTAAGCGTGGCAATGGGTGGGCAAGAGTTGAATTAGTTGATGAGACTGGATCAATTGGCTTGTTCCATAATGAGCAAACACAAATTGAAACTAATCAGATGTATTTTATTCTTGTAGGAGACAATCGTATTGCTAGATATATTAAGGTAAGCGATATTGATCCAAAGAGTGACGATATATTTGTAGATTATCTTTATAGGAAAGAGTATGATCTTGAAGAAGATGAGTATACTGTAGTTAACTTTACTCCATATACTACAAAGGCTGGAAAGACAATGAGTCATATTGTATTGTCTAATAGGGATAAAGAGCTCACTAGAGTAATTGTATTCCCAACTATGTATAAGTTTTCCCTTGCTAAAATGCGTGAGGGAATGAAATGTAAGCCAGTATTATCTAAATTAGATGACGGTACGCTTATGGTTAAGGAAATAGGATGACAGAAGATATAGAAGGCCTTGTTACTTCAATTAGCATGAACCAAGTATTGGTTGCTATACTTGAAGAGCACGGTAAAATAGTTGTACCAACATTAAGGTTTTTAGATGCCAATGTTAGTAATAAAGAATTAGTAATAGACTATGACGAGGAAGGCCCGTCATTTACTTTTAGTTTAAGGGATATAGATGCAATCGGATCAGATTCTAACTGAGTACGGTTTAGACGCTTTGTCTGCCATGCTTCATGAGACTGCAATAGAAAAAGGATTTTGGGATGGAGAATATAGCCACGACAAGATCGGAAATAAATTAGCTCTCGTTCATTCGGAAGTAACTGAAGTGTTAGAGGCTATTAGAAAGTCAAAGGGAAGCGAAAGTATTGTAGAAGAAATAGCTGATGTAATAATTAGACTATTAGATATTTATGCAGCAATGAGAAATGAAGAGCAAGTATTACATAGCCTAGATGAAATTCTAGAAAAGAAAATTAATATAAATAAGGAACGCCAAAGGCTTCACGGAAATTTATTTTAATGCTATACTATAGGAAAGAAAGAGTTTAAATGACAATAGAAATAGATGGCATTTTAGCCAAGCTAGATCCAAAAACACGAGCACGAGTTCAATCCGCACAGGACATACAAGTTGAAAAGCAACTTACTCCTAGTATTGGATTAAACTTTGCGTTGCGTGGAGGTTTGGGTTACGGCAGACAAGTACTCGTATGGGGAAATAAATCTGCTGGTAAGTCTTCTTTCTGCCTACAGATGATTGCTCTTGCACAAAAAGAAGGCAAGACATGTGCCTGGATTGATGCAGAAGCTTCCTACGACCAGTCTTGGGCAGAAAAGCTAGGAGTAGATTCCTCTTCTCTTATTTACTCACCAGCAAAAACTGTTAACGACATGGTTGATGTTGCTACAAAGTTAATGGACGCAGGCGTTGATATGATTGTAGTAGATTCAATTTCAGCGTTGCTACCTGCAATTTATTTTGAAAAAGACGGAAATGAAATGAAAGATTTGCAAGATACAAAGCAAATCGGCGCTGAAGCAAAGGATATGACCCACGCAGTCAAGATGTTAAACTATGCAAACAAAAACACACTACTTGTTCTCATCTCACAACAACGAAATCAATTTGGATCTATGCATGCTAGTCACATCCCCACGGGCGGCATGGCTGTCAAGTTCTTCTCTTCCACAGTTATTAAACTCTGGTCGTCTGAGGCTGAGGCTAATGCTATCAAGGCTGGCATTAAAGTTGGCGACAAAATTATTGAGCAAAGAGTTGGCAGGCCAGTTAACTGGATTATTGATTACAACAAACTCGGCCCCCCAAATTTATCGGGACAATACGACTTCTACTATCAAGGGAACATTCTTGGTGTAGATAGCGTAGGAGAAACTTTAGATGTTGCAGAAATGTGCGGCATCGTAGAAAAAGGTGGAGCATGGTACACAGTAAATGGAGAACGTTTTCAAGGACGTGCAAAGGCTGTAGCATATTTAAAGGAAAATCCAGATGTTGTAGACAGCTTAATAGGAGATATAAATGCCAAACATTAATGAGTTTCTTAATAAGCCAGAGAAGATCTTTTCTCCAGAACTTGAAAAGATAGGCGGAGCAAAACCTTGTAACAAATGTGACAAGGATTCAGAAGAGTATTTCTGGGATGCAGTCTCTATGACTATATCCTGGGAATGTCCAGACGGACATAAGAATTCTTATGTGGTCGGATAATGTCAGAAAGATCAGAAGTAAAGCGTGATAGTGCTAAGGCCCAAAAAAATAGTGGGCGTGGTGACTATCAAAAGGGTGATGCTAAATGGAATCAATTTCTTGTAGATTACAAGGAAGCCAAAGCCTCATTTAATTTAAACAAAGATGTATGGGCTAAAATCTGTACAGACACTTTTAAGGTAAGCAGAGATATGCATCCTGCTCTTAAAATAATTATCGGTGAGGATTCCAAGGTTCGTCTTGGGATCATTGAGTGGTCAATCTTAGAGGATTTGATCGCATTCTGGGAGGAAAATAACAATGGCTAATCCAACAATTACTATAGTTGGCAGAGTAGGGCAGGATCCAGTTAAGCTTAATGGAGGCGGAGTTAGACTACGTATTGTATCTAATGACCGTGTAAAGAATGATTCAACAGGTAGCTGGGATGACAAAGATACATCATGGTGGACCGTTAAGGCGTGGAAAAGTTTGGCGGAGCAAGCAGTTGCTACTTTAAAGAAGGGTCAAGAAGTAGTTATCGTAGGAAAGATTTATGAAGAGACATGGAAAGATAAAGAAGGCAATAGCCGTACATCTTATGATGTTAATGCAGACACAATTGCAGTAACAACATGGTCCCTATCAAAGAAAGAATCTACTCCAGCATTTGATAACTCATGGTCAGCGCCTGCTAAATGGGATATTGCAGAAGCAGAGGTCCCATTCTAATGAAAGAACTTATCTATACAACTCTAACTGGAGTTGCAGTAGGTGGAGTATTTAGCATATTCAAACTGCCCATCCCTGCCCCACCAGTATTTGCTGGCCTAATGGGTATTGTTGGATTATGGATGGGATATGCGTTAGTTCAAAAGGCATTTGCATGACAGCATTCCTTATTGGATTAATGATTGGTTTTGTAATTGGATACCCTATGGGGCTATTCCTAGATAAGTGGGATAAGAGGATAAAGAATGGCTGAAGATAAAAATACTCTTGAGTTAATTAGTGATATCACAGAGTTCAATGATCTGCATGAGTTTATGAAAGATGAACACTTAGACAGAGCCCTTGCAATTGTGGTAAAATTATTAATGAATCCTGATGTTCCATCAGCAAAAGCCCCACATTTAATTATGGAGCTTCAAGCAATGTCAACAAAGTTTGCAGTGCTTGCATCTGTATACTCTACAATTGCTAAGGACAAGGCTGGAACGGCAAATAATAATAAAAAGAATATATATTATTCTGTAAAAGAGTCCATAGACAAATTGGTTGATGCGCTTAAATATGTTGTGAGGTATAACTCCTAAATGGGTAGAGATATAGTAAAGAATCTAAAGTTTAAAAAGCATACGGGTAAATTCTTTGATCCAGAATTATTTGCTCAACTGCTTGATGAGTCATATCGAAATACCAAACGTGCAGATGGAGAGATGACAAAGAAGTCATTTAGCCCAAGTTCTCTTGGGTACGGTCATGGAACCTGTCCACGATATTGGTACATGGCCTTCTCTGGTGCAATGTTCATTGATGATAATGATGCAGTTGCAGTCGCCAATATGGCGCAGGGAACACAGGCTCACGAAAGACTTCAGAAACTTATCTCTACTATGCCTCAATTCAAAATGGAAGAAGAAGAGATTCTAAATGAATACCCACCCATCAGAGGCTTTATAGATTTAATTATGGAGTACGATGGTGAAACCGTAATCGGTGAAATTAAAACGGCTAAGCAAGAAGTATGGGATACCAGACAGTCTGAGATGAAACCTACCGCTAATCATATGCTTCAGCTTCTGACATACATGAAGCTAAAGAATGCTAAGGAGGGATTCTTCCTATATGAAAACAAGAATACTCAAGAAATATTAGTTATTCCAATTTCAATGAATGAAAGAAATACAAAGATTATTGAGGACACTTTTACTTGGATGTGTGAGGTTTGGGATAACTTTAAAGATGGGGATCTTCCTATGCGCCCAGCTGGTGCTTCAAAATCAAAGATGCCTTGTACATATTGTCCAGTTAAAAAGGAATGTTACTCTAAAGAGACACCAGTAGGTACAGTTCAAATTGAAAAGTTTGAGGTTCCTTCTGTATGATCTGTTCTAATTCAGAATGTAAAAAAGACTTTAATCCAAAGACTCATAATCAAAAGTATTGCACAGACGAGTGTTGCCGAATTGCCACTAACCGAAGAATTATGGAAAAGTATTATGAACGCAAAGCAATTAGAAATGGTGCATTAAGGCCATGCGGTAGGTGCGGGCATCAGCTTAGCAGATACAACAAGGGAGACTTTTGTGCAACATGCGAAAAGAATATCAATCTGGAAAACAAAAGTAAACTATTTAGGATGCTAGATGACATTAGCTAGTTTAAAGAAGACTCAAGCCAGCAGGGTACTAGGCATAGATGCCTCTACTAACTCTATTGCTTTCTGCTTGATGGAGAATGATGTTCCATTAAAGTGGGGCAAGGTTAACCTTGTAGGCGAAGATATATATGAAAAAATTCACGATGCAAAAAATAAAATGCATTCTATGCTTGAAGAACTAAAGTCAGATTACATTGTTGTTGAAGGCGCAGTGTTTGTGAAGTCTGCTGATGCTGTAATTAAACTATCATATGTTTATGGGGTTGTTATAGCAGAACTAATGTCTACTGGAGCAAAAGTTATTACAATAGCCCCGTCCTCTTGGCAGGCATACATAGGCAATAAGAATCCTACTAAAGAAGAGAAGCAAGCAATAAGAGCATTGAGCCCAGGTTATGCTGACTCCTGGTATCAAAACAAATTAAGGAATATGAGGAAGCAGAGAACTGCTGACTACTTTAATACAAAGTATAATCTAAACGTACTGGATTTTGATGTTGCAGACAGTTTTGGTATTGCACATTATGCTAACAAGGTGCTGACAGAGCGATGAAGTTATATCAAAGTAAAGATTGGCTGCATAGAAGATATGTGGTTCAAAAGAAAACGGTAACAGAAATTGCTGAAGAGTGTAAAGTCTCTGCTATGACTATTCAGAGATATTTAGACCAGTTTGGACTAATTAAAAAACGATGAAGATCTATGATGGAAGTAATAGTCAAGCTGGGCAGGAGTCTTTTGTAATTGGCTCCTTAAAAGAAAAAAGAAACGGATACTATTTAGAAATAGGGGGCTATCACTCTAAAGATGATAGCAACACCTACTTGCTGGAAACACAATACGGATGGTTTGGGGCAGCGCTAGAAATAGATAAAGAAAGATCAGATGAATATAATTCAAATAGATCTAACGTATGTTTAACTGCTGATGCAACTACCTTTAACTATCTAGAGTATCTGGAAAACAATAATTTCCCAGACCGCATAGATTATTTACAAATAGATATTGAGCCTGCATTCCAATCTTTAAAGGCTTTAGAAGCCCTTCCCCTTGACAGATATAGGTTCTCTGTTGTAACATTTGAACATGACCTTTATGCAGATCAAGGCAACTTGCTGATAAAGGAAAAAGCAAAAGAGATATTTAAAAAGTTTAATTATGTTCTTGTAAAAGAAAATGTAGAGCACGAAGGCAAAATATTTGAAGACTGGTGGGTCGATTCAAATATATACAATGATATGGAGATAGTATGTTAAAACCAGTATTTGAGGATGTATCTCAATTTAAATGCAGCGACTTATATTTAAAATCTGTGGGTGCTCCAGCAGGCAATAAGATCTGGGCAACCTGCCATGAAATTGCACATATGCTAATTGAAAAGAATATATCATATGGTAACTCGGCTTTAGAACCCGCAAGAATATTTTCAACGGCGGACTCAACAGAACAATTAAAAGTACGTATTGATGATAAATTAAACAGAGTAAAGAATAACCAAGGCTTTGCTGGAGACAATGATATTGATGATTTAATTGGTTATTTAGTATTATATAAGATTGCAAAGGCTAAATCTAATTGACATTTTAGTCGACTGAAAGTATAATAGACTAATGAGCGAAATAGAATTGTCAGAGCATTTTGACAGAATGAACAGGGTAGTTGAAGAACTTCTAAAAGGAAGCACACCCACACAGATCGCCACCACTACTGGAATACAACGCAAAGAGGTCCTTGAGTTAATCGACGATTGGAAAGACGTTGTACATAATGATAGCAATATTAGAGATCGTGCCCGAGAGGCCATCTCAGGGGCAGATCAGCACTATGCCATGCTTATCAAAGAGGCGTGGAAAACAGTAGAAGATGCAGATCAAACAGGCCAGCTAGGAATAAAGTCTGGCGCATTAAAGCTTATTGCAGACATAGAGACTAAAAGAATTGCAATGCTTCAATCTATTGGAGTATTAGAAAACAATGAGATTGCATCACAAATTGCAGAGACAGAGCGTAAGCAAGACATCCTCGTTAGAATTTTAAAAGAGACTACATCAATATGCCCTAAGTGTAAGATGGAAGTAGCAAAAAGATTATCCCAAATTACTGGAGTAATTGAGTCAGTCCCAGTAGAGGAAGCCGATGTCGTTTGATTTTACCGACCTTATCGACATGCTCGATGGAGAGGAGTTCGATGAAAAACCAGTCGATCTTAAAACGTTTGTTAGAAGTCCAGAATACCTTGGGCTTCCAGAACTTTCCGACTATCAGTACACGCTTATCGAAAAAAGTTCGCAGATCTATAAAGAGTCAACCCTCATCAAATTATTTGGAGAAGAAGAAGGAAAGATAAGATTTAAACAAACTGCTAATGAGGTGGTAGCTCAATTAGGAAAGGGTTCGGGTAAAGATTACTGCTCAACCATTGCAACTTCATATATAGTGTATTTACTATTGTGCTTAAAAGATCCAGCCACATATTACGGAAAGCCTCCAGGCGACAGCATTGATATCATTAATATTGCTATTAACTCGCAACAGGCAAGCAACGTATTTTTTAAAGGCTTTAAGACAAGAATTGAAAAGTCTCCTTGGTTTGCTGGAAAGTATACAGACAAAGCTTCTGAAGTTAAATTTGATAAAGCCATTACAGTACACTCAGGACACTCAGAGCGTGAGGCGTGGGAAGGCTATAACGTAATTGTAGTTATCCTTGATGAAATCTCAGGCTTTGCAATTGAAAATACAACAGGGCACGAGCAGGCAAAAACAGGCGCAGCCATATATGATATGTACCGTGCATCTGTGGATTCTCGTTTCCCAGACTTTGGAAAAGTAATTCTATTGTCATTTCCTAGATACAAGAATGATTATATTCAGCAAAGATATGATGCCGTAGTGGCTCAAAAAGAAACTATTGTTCGTGATCATAAGTTTAAAATGGATGAAGATTTGCCAGATGATACACAAGGCAACGAATTTAGTGTTGAGTGGGAAGAAGACCACATCATTTCATACAAGATACCTAAAGTATATGCTCTTAAGAGGCCCACATGGGAAGTAAATCCAGTAAGAAAGATTGATGACTTTAAGGTAGCATTCTTTACTAACCCATTGGATGCTTTATCTAGATTTGCTTGTATGCCACCTGATGCTGTTGATGCGTTTTTTAAATCAAGAGAAAAGGTTGAGAAGGCTTTTAATAAGGGACACCTAGCTGTAGATAATTTTGGCAGACTTGAAGACTGGTTTATTCCAGACCCAGATAAAGAATACTTTTTGCACGTAGACTTAGCTCAGAAGCACGACCATTGTGCAGTTGCAATGGGACATGTAAACAAATGGGTTAACATTAAAGTTACTGATACATATTCTCAACCCGCACCAATTGTTGAGATAGACGCAGTAAGATTTTGGACGCCAACAAAAGATAAGTCTGTAGACTTTACGGAAGTAAAAGACTACATTCTTTCATTAAAAACACGAGGATTTAAAATTCGTGTATGTACCTTTGACAGATGGAACTCTCACGATATGATGCAACAACTAAAACAATACGGCATCAATACAGAGATTCTGTCTGTCGCTAAAAAGCATTATGATGATATGGCAATGATCGTGGCAGAAGAAAGATTGTCTGGGCCACATATACAATTACTTATAGATGAATTACTTCAGCTTAAGATAATGAGAGACAGGGTTGACCACCCAAGAAAAGGTTCAAAAGACTTGGCGGATGCAGTTTGTGGAGCTATTTACAATTCTATTAGTAGAAGTAAATTTGATACAAATGAAGAAATAAATATACATACGTATGAATCTATGAGTTACGACAACGACTTCGGAACAAAAAATGACGGGGAAACGGAATCATATAATATGATAAGGGCACCTAGAATGCCAGAAAACTTAAGAGATGCAATGGACAGGATGACGATAATATGAGTACCTATCAAGAAAAAGCTAAAGAATGCAAATGCTGCGGTAAGCATGTTCCGCTCCCAACAGTATTAAAAGAATATAATGGAATAGTATTATGTCCAACTACATTTACTAATGTAATTGAATATAAAAGAATTTGGAAATCTGCTGGCTATAGGCCTATGGGCAATATTAGAAAGCATTTTTCTGAATATGTACAGCAAATTGTAGAAGAAACTATTGACAAGAATGAAGATGGCACGATACAATAGATCACTAAGCAACAATAGCTTAGTTGGTTAAAGCCCCGAACTCATAATTCGGTAATCGTAGGTTCAAGTCCTACTTGTTGCACAAGGAGATCGCATGGATGATGACGAGAAA